CTCAACGACATGCACTGGCGTGCATCCGAACAGGGCAGACCCCGCCCGCCGTTTTCGGAACGGCGAGCACCGTCTCCACTCTTCTCAGAACTGGAGCTGTGCACGGTAGATCGGGTCTAGACACATACAGATCGGCATACTGCACCCACTTCCTAGGGGCAAGTGCAGTCACCAAGGGGATCCGTAGAGTTTGGATTTGTGTCAGGCCATCCAGGTATTGTTCAACTGCCAATTGCGCAGCTACCGGGATGCCAAACTCACCAGCCATGAGAATGCGTGTACTCATGCTGATAGGTCGCCTGGGCAAGGCATCATTCGATTGTGTAAAAGCTTCCAGGAATTGACGAAATTCATACTGGTTCATAGTATTCTGAGCTAGCTTGTACATGTCACGCTTGGTCACAGAGCCCGTACATTTGAGGACGTACCAGGCCATTGACGAAATCAAGGGACAGCTTGGATATTGATAAGCCATCGAAAGCGCCTTGGCGCGAAGAAGCGCATTCCGCTTATAGTTTGACGCACGGGCGTATTTCATGGATCCCCAGCCAAGCAAAGAAATGGCTTCGAGGGGCTCCGTGATTACGGATCCGGTCTCCGTGTCGTACAACAATCCGCAGAATGAAGCACGCGAAAGGTCAAAGGTTTCTCCTAATTTGATATCGAATCCCAGTTCAGTGAAATAACAACTCAGGCGTTCGGGGTAAGGCACGCGGAAAAGACCGTCATCACCTTCCACAAACCCCACAATATTAGTCATTCCCTGCTCTGAGCAAGCAAACAGCATTATCATAAGATTGGAAAAACCATTTCCCAGCGAGGTACACATTTCCCCGCTCTGTCGTCGCGCATTAATCCTGGCACTGAATTCTTTGAAATTCAGGATTTGACCACCCAGGATCGCTTCCTCCATAATGTTACACCAATGCTTCGCGTGCGGCATGGAACCAGTCATAAACCTGTAGAGCTCAAACTCGCACGCGTCCATAAATTCTCGGCTAAAAGAGGACTCAAAGGCGGTATAATCGGTGTATATATACTTGGCGCCTGGAACTTCCATGGTCTCCTGTATGTGTCGCGCACGGTCAGACACCGGCACATACTTAATGAACCACTTCAGCTTGAAAACCTGTTTCTCTATAGCAGAGAAAATAGGTCCCGAAAAACACTTGAACTCATCAGATCGGGAGAATATGCCTCGAGCCATCTTAAACTCGGGATAGAACTCATCCTTAACAAAGCATTTCAACTGATAATAGCGTTTATCCGGATCCTCGATGTGGGCTACCACCTCGAACTTACGGATCAGCTCTCTCTTCCTTGCCAGAGAGTATGGCCTCGACATCACCCAAGTCTCGAAGGAGAGATCTTGGTCAAGGGATAAGGGTCGAAGATTTTTCCTTATCCACACGTGCACAAAGGTGCGAAAGCGCCTAAGTGTTGTCCGTTTCACGGCTGGTGTCAAGCGCCCTATGCGCTTGGCCACCCCCAAGACGGCGGTCGGTGTATCGGTCAGGCAAGGATGAGGTGGAACCACCCCATCAATGATAGGCCCCAATGAACACGCCACAGGTCTGCGTTCCATTGTCATGTGTCTGACGTTTATCTTCAGATCCAAAGCAACCGGACCCAGATTCAACTGGTCAATTTCAGACACACGATAACCATATAGCACCGGCCGTTCCCACCGCCTTAGAGGTACAGGACAAAACCCTGCTCCTCGCGCCGTTCCTTGGTCGCGAGATGCAGGGCCATTGCCAGTCGTGCAGTGTCTTTGCGCAGGTCCACATTGAAGATCTCATAACTCGTAACATTAGTGAGACCCTCATTGTCGGCCGCCCTTTCAAAGAGGACCCAGACACCCTTCTGATCAAGATTCAGGGGCCTGTTGCGCGCGGCGTACACTTGCCGCAGGAGAGCTAGCGAAACCTCGACCTCAGCATGACGGTAGAACAGGGTCAACCACCAATCACTGAAGACATTCACCGAATGGAGTGCTAAATTCACATCGGTCCTCTTGCATGCTATGCCAATATACATGTCCACGAGGATGCAAACGAGATCGCGTATTGCCAAAGAGGCTGTGATAAGTATGGCAGAAAAGTACCGGACATGGTACACGAGGTAATGTCCTCGCACGTCCCGCTTATGACGTAATTCAACCACAGCCGCGGAGTCATCGCGCAAATCGACGCGATCACCAGTCTTCAATGCTCTGAAGACCCACAGTTCTTTCGGGATAGTTCTACCTTCAACCCAGGCGGACACTATCAGAGACCATGGAACCGAACGAACCCACACAGGGATATGGACCCCAAGTGAGATGACCCAGCAACCAATAACCACCGCCAACATGTGCAAGGGGAAGGCTCCGAAGAGACCAGCCAAACCTAATACACACATCACCGATGTCACAGGGCCAACAGTTCGATTGATGACCGGTCGCCTCCACTCTCGACAGAGGAAGCGCACCGCCTGGACTAGTGGTAGAAGGAGGGACGCCCAGAACCAAAGGACGCCTCCAACACCAACTGCCAGCAATATAAGGACAATAACGTAGGTGAGACGTACCGAGTAGTGTCCATGGGCAACGTTTCCTCGAGTAAGTCGGCACAGGCGCCTCGTGTTTTCCTCATCTTCCTCCAACTTGGCTGCTGCCAAAGCGGCTTTCTCAGCAGACGCTTTGTCATCACGCAGGTCACGTGCTTCAGCAGCCTTGTCTCGGAGGGCAATGTTAGCACCAGCAAGCTTATCTTCAAGATCCTTGTTCGCTTCGATAAGCTCCTTAGTGCCGGCCTTTGGCCCTTTTTGGCCACCTTTACCACCCCGTTGATTCTTATTGCGGTAGTCACGCTTTTCTTGCTTGAAGGCATTTTCACGTTCAGTCTGTGGGTTTTTCTGCATAACGTTTGCACTTTTGGTAAAGGTTTATCCCGTCGGCTCGGGCGTCCGCAGATAGTCAGGATTGCTCTGCAGCAATTGAAGTTTAAAGTCGGCTCTAGACCTCCGTTCTTCGCGAACCAGCTTTCGATTGTAACTACGGCTGATAGACGTCATGGCCACACAAGGATGTGGCCACAAAGGGACTTATATACCCCAGGGATACGGGATCCCCTCTCTCGATACTACGAGATGTTAACGATACTCACCTGAACAGAGCTACCGGTCCACGCTAATTCCGAAGTGTGCTATAGTCGTAGCCTCAATGACCGGGTTGACTAGACCCGGTGAGAGACACTCGTTACACTCTAACGACTCAATGCCACATCGCATTATATGTTAATCGCTCCTAGCTGCTTGGTGGGTGGGCACTAGGGTTGAAGCATTCTGGCAAGCGATAAGCCAGAACTCGCATTCCAATCTTCGACGTCCTCAAATTGTTCACGTGCAAAGAAGGGCCCCCGTTCTTGGGCATGTACAGATTGGGCAAAAGAAAGGTTTGTCTTACTACTTATTCTATGGCGCCACGCGGCTGAGAATTGTTCGTTCGATACTTCCACTTCCTATCCCGTTCTGGAACGGTGCCTGTTGCCAGGCCTTACGACTCCTCTACGCCAGACTCACCTGATAGCTACCAATCCGGACCACACTAGACGTGGTGGATGCGTTGCCACTGGTATTGAGAATCAGCGTCTGCCCTGGGGCAGTGACATTGACACTGTAGGTCGCCAGGTCAAATGTCGAAATCGTGAGCTGCGCCAAGTTGACAGCGGTTGCAGTCCCGCTGACAACTGTCGCAATCACCGTGGTTCCGCCGATCAGCCACGTCACCGTGTACTGACCGACCTGTCCAAAGGTGATCGTGTTCACTGTCGCAGCTACAGGCAGTGAACCGGTCACGGTCGGGGTGGTTCCAAGAGTTGAGGCGTTCGAAACAGCAACGCCCACAATCTTGGCCGACAGGGGAGCCGGCCTGGAATTCGGGGTCATCAAATCCAGGTCGTAATGAATCCACAGCTCTCCAACCGAGGCTGTGGTGGCTTGCCCTTCTGTGGCGACAATCAAGTTTCCAATATCAAAAGTCTTGACGTCGCCACCAGAAGGCACCGATCCGGACCGCACAAATCGCTGCGGTCCGAACTTCGCTAGATCAGCTGAGTCACACGACATCATCTGCTTTCCCTGGGTGCCGGCCCAGGTAGGACAGTCTAGCTTAGTACGCTCCTGCAGCATCTCACTCTTGGTCAAGGGAGTGGGATCGGATGCATCGTAGTCCATGACCATGAAGACCTTTCCATCGGTCGACGTGGCTCGCGAAGTGCGAAACTCGAACTGCAGGCGGCGGAACTTGTAGGATTCATAGTTCCGTGCTATCGCAGACAACCAAGGCGCAATGGTTATGAGCCCGGGGTTCACCGAAAAGGCCGACGTTGCAAAGAGCGTAGAGCCAGCAATGTCTTGAACATACTCTGAGTGACGAATGTTCGTTCGGAGATCCCCCGCCCGGTTGTCGGAGCGGATGATGGGTCGTTGCGCGCGGGACACGACCTGAGCAGACACGGGGGCAATCACTAGCTGATTGCCATTACCGCGAGCGCGCTTTGGGCCACGAGGGGCCGGGGGGCGGGCAGGCATTTGAGCACTGCGCTTCCCATTGACGTTTGTAGCCATAATTCAAGATGCGAATGGTTTCGATACAGGTCAGGTATCTCAATCAAC